CTTCGAGCATTGAAGACCGAATTGGGTGAGAGTGCTCACGCTCATCGTGAAGCATTTGATAATGCTAAGTTGGCATTAAATTCAGAGAATGTCAATGAATATTCATTGGCATTTAATTTCTATTTGATTAACAAATGTTCTTTTAGTGGACTCTCTGAGAACTCTGCTTTTAGTGAACAAGCATCTCGTCAAAACTTTACCTTTAGGGGAATTGATCGTCTTCCATTTGTTTCTGAATTGATTCAATACTGGAGGATTACTAATAAAGATTATTCTGAACTTTTGCATGGTTCAAATAGTTTTGTTTTTCTGGATCCTCCGTATGACATTAAGACATCTCTTTATGGAAAGAAGGGAGATATGCATAAGGGATTTGATCATGAGATGTTTGCTGCTAACTGTTGCAACTCTCAACAGAAGTGCATGATCACTTACAATTCTGATATCTTTATTAAGGAAAGATTTCCTGGTTGGTATCAGCAGGATTGGGATTTGACTTACACGATGAGGTCAACTGGTACGTACACTCGTGATCAGAAAGAACGAAAGGAACTTCTTTTACTTAATTATGAAACAGTACAACCATCCCTTGGCGGACTATTTGAAGACGATCAACGAGACCAAGAATAACCTTATGGATGGCGATGATCCAGGATGGGAAAAAGAATATCCTTCTTGGGTCATTACCAAATGCATGTCTTCGCATTATGACACAATTATGATGGCAAATGAGATGAATATGTTTCATCAATTGCCTGGTAAACTCCAATACGATTTCTATATAAATACGATCAGGAAGAGAAAGCGTTTCTCGCCCTGGGAAAAGAAAGTAAAACTAGATGATCTTGAGTGTGTCAAAGAGTATTATAATTATAGTACCGAAAAAGCACAAGCAGTTCTGAAGTTACTAAATAAAGAACAACTTGAATTTATTAAGTCGAAATTAAATCGTGGAGGAAAAGCATAATGGCGCAAGTTGCTGAGGTACAATGGTCTCGTGAAAGCATGGTTGAGGTTAAACTTTCTCAACCAGATGACTTTCTTAAAGTAAGAGAAACTCTTTCAAGGATTGGAGTTGCATCACGTAAGGAAAAGAAACTCTATCAATCCTGTCACATTCTGCATAAGCAGGGTAAGTATTACATCGTTCACTTTAAGGAACTGTTTGCTCTTGATGGTAAAACAGCAAACCTGACTCAGAATGATGTACAACGTCGCAACCGTATNACCCAACTTCTTTCTGATTGGGGACTGATTGAGATTGTAAATGAGTCAGCAATTGCTGACATTGCACCACTCAATCAAATCAAAGTCCTTGCCTACAAAGAAAAAGGTGAATGGGAACTTGAATCTAAATATAATATTGGTAAAAAGAAAACTACTCCAGCAGTAGCATAATATAAATAGAGGGGCATANGCCCCTTTTTTTATGTCTGATTCTAATCTGACAAAAAAAGAGGATCCTAAAAAAACTGATAGATATGAATGGCATGATGAAGGTGTTGCTACACTTGTGAGAGTTATAATCCTTGTTTGGTCTGGTGCTATCCTGACCTTGAATTACGTTACAATTCCTGGGATTCCTCAAAAGAATATCGATCCAACTTTTATCGCTTCCGTATTTACTGGAACTCTTGCTACCTTTGGAGTGCAAACTGCAAAGAAAAAAGAAGAAGAAAAAAAAGAAGAGAAGAAAGAATCAAAACCTAATTAAGCACCATGATGTTACTTACATTTTTTATCATTGGTCACATGGAACTCGGTGGCGGTTATTGCCGTACCGATATGATGTTGTATGATAATGCTATTACTATGGAGTATCCTTGTGAATATTATTCTACATTCGTTGAATTGGAAGAAGAGATTAAGCGAGAGAATAGAAGATTAACTCCAGAGGTTTAAATGCAAAAACTGATTAACCTAATCGCACTCCTATCTGGTCTGGTATCTTTATCAGTACTTGGTGGGGGTGCTTATCTGTATCTGAACAAAGATACCCTAGTAGAAGATGCTAGAGTAAAAGTAACCAAAGCAGTTACCGAGGCAGTAACTGAAGCACTTCCTGGTATGATTAATGGTGCTATGCCAAAGATGCCTGAAGTAACTGGTCCTGCTATGCCTACAACAACAGGTCCTGCTATTCCATTCGGAAAATGACAACTAAGAAGACCGAAATGCCAACGGAAACGCCAACGAAGAAAAGAATGCCAATAAAGACCATTGGATTGGCATTAATTGGTCTTGTTGGCGTTTCGCATATTGGTCTTCTAGGGTATCTTTTAAATAGCGAGAAAAGAAATGTAGTAGAACCACCTACGTTTAATATTCCCCACGGTCCATATTCATCCTATAAGATCAAAGCTGGCAAGGATGGATATGAAATTGAGTTTCGTGCCAACGATCCTAAAGTTCTTGAATCAGAAAGATCATTAAATGTTGACAAGAATAAAAAAGGATGGTTTGGTGGTGGTTCTGAAAAGAGAAACGAGTATCGCAAAGATCAATACACTCAAGAAGGATATAGAAATCTTCAAGGAGGTGACTTGGGCGAGGGAAAGAACCTTGCCAAAAGCGAAGAGTGTATCAGGGCGGACGCTGGAGCACAATCTCAGGGTGCCATGGCAGGTAGTGCCCTTGCTGCTGGCGTTGCTGTTCCTGCCCTTGCTAGCATCCCCTACGTCGGTTGGTTAGCAGGGGGTTGGGCACTTCTTCTAGGACAACGTATTGGATCTAGCGTTGGATCAGAAGTTGGTAAAGTATTTAATGATTGTTAAATTAATTCAGAGGTAATTGTGGCACAATCTTATAAAAGAAAAAAAGAAAGAGATGCTGAGGGAAAGTTTTTTCTCTATGTATTTTTCTTTCACTTGTGGAGTGGAATTGTAGGATTGTTTACTGATGGAAATCCGTAATATAGAAACTAAAGGAATTCAAATAAGAAAAATTGATATTCCAGATTGGACATTTAATGATCCATTTACTGTTTTTCCTGCACCTCCAGTAACAGTTAATCTTGGATTCCCTATTGTGGATATTCCTGGATGTGTGGAAACAAGAGAGACCAAAGATCTGAAGGAAGTTGACCCTAGGGGTAACGTGACTTTTTGTGATGGTCAGGTGCCATCATTTGATCCTATTCAGTTTGAACCCAATCAGAAACTACCTACTCCCGCTCCAAAGGTAGATACAAGACAACCTAAAACTCCTCCCATTGATGAGTTACCGATACCTAAAACTCCCCCTGCTACTGCGATCGTTGAGTGCCCTACAGCAGCACAGCAGGCAAAAGAACCTGTTGGTACATACATCGAAGGGTTCAGAAAGAAAGTAATTGACTATGAACTGATTGGTAATCAATGTGTTCAAATTACAGAGAAAGTTCCTATTCCAGAACAGATTATTGCTGGTCTTCCTTCTCCTGGTTCTGTAGTCATGACTGGTGGTATTGCTGTTATTGCTACCACATCAGCACTTATGGCAAAACCGCTGGCAGATGTCCTACTCAAGGTCATCAAACCAACGGTCAAGAAAGTTATGAAAAAGATTGCTAAACTTAGAGGGAAGGAGGTTGAAGTCCTTTCTGTAGCGGAGCGCCAAGCAGAGCAGCGGATTCGTTCTCACGCGATTCGGAAACTGAGGGGGAAGGAATAGTATGGACGTGTGGAGGAATAACTCCACCAGGATTTGTCACAACTACATCAGCACAAACCTTATAATAAGGTGACTTGGGATGGAAGTAGATACCCTGCTTCATCAACTCACCGCAATTTTTTAATCGAGCAATCTCAAAATCTAATCTCTTATTAGCAGTTGTTTGCTTCATCAAAGCGATGTTAGCATCAGCTGCTTCTTTACATTGGTCTTGTAGTTTCTTATCAAGAGGACGAGACCAGGTAGCAGAGAATCCCACACCAACATTGTAGTTATCCTTTTGCCCTGTCCTTGTAGGTACAGTGTATAGAATACCACCAGGATTATCTAGAGATCCATCTTCATCAAGATCTCTCATGTCATATACATTTTCATTATAATATGGTTCCCACGGTAGTTGCTTTGATACGCTACCAGTTACATAAGGTGTGAAGTTTAAGGTTGGACCTTGGCACTGGATTCCACCGCCGTAGGTGTTGGTGATGTAGGGACCTTGGAGGACTTGGATAGCTTGGTTGGTAACTGAACCAGAAGAATTAGCAACAGGAGCAGCGGTAGCACTAACACCGCCGACTGTTTCTGCCCATACTCCGTTTCCATTACAAATTGCTCCTAATGTAATTATTGTGTAAAGATACTTGTAGTATCTGTGATTGACTTTACTTCTGTTGTTCTTTGAATGATTGTTTGATTGCTTAAACCAGGACCTTTGTACGTTTCTGTGAACTGAAACGCTCCCCCTGGTGTTGTCTGTGTAAAGTTTGGTCTGTTTGTTACCCCAGTCCATGTTGAAGTCACTCCCTCTATAGTTACAGTATTAGCACCAGTGCCTGGTTGTAATGAACCTGATGCTGTAATTCCACTTCCAGTTACGGTGTATTGATACCCCGTGTTATAGTCCATCGAATTGATGGTCTCAGTTATTTTTTGTGTTGTCTCTGTGTGACTGGTCATGCTGCCCTGAGTGAAGTTTGGTACAACAGGAACAGCATTCACACTCACGGGTGCCAATACAATCAGAGCAGCGACACCCGTTAAGATTTTTGAATTCATTACTATTTACCATACTTATTTGATCGTAATTTCAGATACGAACTGCCCAGTTGCAGAAGTACCAGCACCACCAGCAGTTAGTGACATAACCCCAGCAGAATCGATAGTACCAGCGAGAGAACCAGCAACGCCACCAGCAGTTGTTGTGACATTTCCAAATGCAGGTAAGGATGGAACGACACCACTACTGACTGTTGTTCCTGATGGAATCGAATCTCCTGCTGTAAAACTTTCAGAAAAATTGAAAGCACTGCCAGCAGTTGTTTGAGTATATGTGCCAGCATTCATTGTGGCAGCAGCAGTTCCTGAAGGTGCTGTAAGACCACCTAGAGTAGCAGAGACATTAGAACCACTTACTGAGTAAGTGCTACCGATTCGAGTTGCTTGAGAAGCAGCAGCATCAACTGTTAATTGAACTGAAGTTGAAATTTTATGTGTAATATCGGCATGTGCAGGTGCCGCCATCAGTAACATTCCAAAAGCAAACAATGCTTTTTTCATTCAGGTTATGTTGCTATCATGCATAATATTTAGCATAAATAGTACTGAGACCTTTCGTGCGGTCTCTACGAAAGTCGGAACACCCTACATAGTGGTACGGTTTTTACTGTGCCACTATTTTTGTAATGTGCTCTATATAATATGGTTGCCTTCGGGGACCACAAAACACAAACTCGCTTTTAAAGGAGCTACAATAATGACTGGACTTAGAAAGTTCGGCACCAAAGATTTGGGTGCCATTGTAGATGCTGTTGAAAGATACAGTGTAGGTTACGATGATCTTTTCTATCGACTTCATTCCTATGGAATGGGAACACCACAGAATTCATATCCCCCTTACAATCTAGTAAAGGAAACAGAAACTAAGTGGAGGATTGAACTAGCACTTGCGGGATGGTCTAAAGAAGACATTGAAGTTAGTACCGAAACTAATGTCTTAGTCGTCTCGTCCAAGGCAGCAAAGGATAAAGCGGATGGGGAATATATGCATCGTGGAGTAGCAACCCGCACCTTTGCTAGAGGTTTTAATTTAGCTGATGATCTTGAGGTTGGTGAAGTTAAGTTTGAGAATGGAATGTTAATTATTGATTTAGTAAAAATTGTTCCTGAACATCAGAAACGAAAGGTCTACGAAATCAAATAAATAATCCAAAGGGTCTTGACAAATTGTTGAGACCCTTTTATAATGTAAGTTCTTAATGTATTACCATGGCAATCCGAGTAGTTAAATTAAAATCTGGAGAGGATGTTGTTGCAGACGTTTCTGAAGTTCAACATAAAGATACTGGAGTAAGACAGGCATTTGTTTTTAATCGTGCCTACCGAATTTATATTGAAAAGGAAATTGTTGAGGGAACGGAAGGTAGAAACCAACAATACACTGGTAGAATTCTTCTTGAAAGGTGGCAACCTCTTACTCATGATGAAGATATTGCGGTGAACCCAGATTGGGTTGTATCAATTGTTGAACCTATTATGTCTGTACTTGAAGCATATGGGCAAACCCTCAAACCAATCGAAGAAGCAAAAGCAGCATTTGGAGCAGACGTTGCTACAGAAGCGAATGTTGAAATCGTGGACGCTAAATAATAATAAATCTCATTTAGCGTCCGTGAAATCGTTCCAAGAACTCAGGTTGACCCTGATGTATCACGACAAACTCAACATCAAATTTTGGGAAGGGTTTGAACTTAGACAGGAAGTTGCATCTAAACTTCTTGAGATTGGATATAAGTGGGCAGAATTTGCAAAGATTCCTCAGGGATCAATTAAAGATATTATTTTAGTTGGTGGTAACGCTAACTTTAATTACACAAGATTCTCTGATTTGGATTTGCATTTGGTTGTAGATAAAACTCAAATCGCTAACTGTCCTGAACTCTTGGATGATTATCTGAGAGATAAGAAGCAACTGTGGGCATTGATGCATGACATCAAAATCTATGCTCATCCTGTAGAACTTTATGCACAGGATATTAATGATCCACTTCCAGCAGGTCAGGGAGTGTATTCTCTTCTTAATGGAAAGTGGATCAAGGAACCTCAGAAGCAACAGGTTAACCTGACAGACCCCTTGCTTTTTAAGAAGGTCCATGATATGATGGAAAAGATTGACGACCTGATCGAAAATCAAGCAGATGATCCAGCAGTTCTCAAGAAACTGAAAGACAGGATCAGAGACATGCGAGCATCTGCTATCCAACAAGGTGGAGAGTTTGCACTTGAGAACCTAGTGTTCAAAGAGTTACGCAATCGTGGATACCTTGACAAACTTACCAAACACATTAGAGACATCGAAGATCGTAAACTATCGCTATGACCGTTAAAGTTATTCTCCTGAAATCTGGTGAAGATGTAATTTCAGATGCAAAAGAAATTCTAGACGAAGAACAGAAAGGTATTGTTGCTTATTATCTTTCCAATCCATACATCATGCAATTGACTAGCAGAGTTGAAGATGGAGAAGATGAGCAACCACGAACAAAGTTTTCAGTTCAGTATACTCATTGGGCACCACTTTCTAAACAAAGGCAATTTGTAATTCCAGCAGATTGGGTTGTTACAATTTATGATCCTCATGATAGTATTATGAAGGACTATTGCGATAAACATAACATTACATCTGAGGAGGAATCTGATGCAGGAAGTGAAACTGCTGCTGCTTAAGACAGGGCAATATGTAATCTCTTACATATCTGAAATGGAAATGGAACCATCTGTGTTCCTTTCTGACCCCATGGAGATTGTGGACGGCACTCTCCATAAGTTCCCTCGCTACTCGGGGCAGAGGAACATCTTGCTTTATTCGGACATCCTTGCTACACTGTTGGATCCTGACCCTGAGATCCTGGCAAAGTACCAGGCTTCCGTTCCCAAAGATGACACTGATGAAGAAGTTCTACAGTAATGTTTTCCTTTCTGGNGATAAGATCTTTTATATTGGTTATGAAGACGGTGAACGTGTTCAATACCAAGAGGTCTTTTCTCCAGTTCTTTATGCACAATCAAATACCAAAACAGAATACAAAACTCTTGATGGACGTTATGCTCAGGAAATTAAATTCAGCAGCGTAAAGGATGCAAAGGAGTTTATTGACAAGTATAAAGAGGTAGAGAATTTTAAAATTTATGGAAACGATAGGTTTCTCTACCAGTACATTAGTAATAAGTTTCCAGAAGAAGAGATTCAATACGACACATCTCAACTGAAGATCTATACACTTGATATTGAAACCTCATCTGAAAATGGGTTTCCTAATATTGCAGATACTTCAGAAGAGATTCTGTGTCTTACGATCAAGGACTTTACTACTAAAAAATTAATTGTCTGGGGAACTCGTGAATACGAAAACTCTCGTGATGATGTTGAGTATCGTGTCTTCTGGAAAGAAGAAGAGATGCTCAAGAACTTTCTTTCATGGTGGACTGAGAATACTCCAGATATTCTGACTGGATGGAACGTTAAGTTGTTTGACGTTCCTTATATTTGTAGAAGAATTGATCGTGTATTGTCTAGCAAATACATGAAATCATTATCTCCATGGAATAAAGTCAATGAAAGAGAAGTCGAAATCAAAGGACGGAATCATATTTATTATGATATCATTGGCATCAGTGTTCTTGATTATCTTGATCTTTATCAAAAGTTTACTTACACTAACCAAGAATCATATCGTCTGGACCACATCGCCAACGTCGAACTTGGTCAACAAAAACTAGATCACTCTGAGTTTGAAACCTTTAGGGATTTCTATACACAGAATTGGCAGAAGTTTGTTGACTATAACATCATTGACGTGGAACTTGTTGACCGTTTGGAAGACAAGATGAAACTGATTGAGTTGGCGTTAACCATGGCGTATGATGCTAAGGTTAACTTTGAAGATGTGTACTATCAAGTACGCATGTGGGATAGTATTATATACAATGATCTTACTCGTAGAAACATTGTAGTTCCTCCTAATGAACGTCATGACAAAGATTCAAAATATGCTGGTGCGTATGTCAAAGAACCTGTGCCAGGACTTTATGAATGGGTGGTCTCTTTTGACCTCAACTCGCTCTACCCTCATCTCATTATGCAATACAACATCTCGCCAGAGACGTTACTTCCGAAAAGGCATCCGTCAGCAACAGTAGATCGTATCTTAAACCAAGAGATTACTATTGATGGTGAGTATTGTGTCTGTGCAAATGGAGCACAATACCGAAAAGATGTTCAAGGATTCCTTCCTAAACTTATGCAGAAGATGTATGATGATCGAGTACTGTATAAGAAGAAGATGCTTGCTGCTAAGCAAGAGAATGAAAAGAATCCAAGTCCAGAGTTGGTGAAGGAGATTGCTCGTTGTAACAATATCCAAATGGCAAAAAAGATTCAATTGAACTCTGCTTATGGTGCCATTGGTAATCAGTATTTTCGATACTTTAAGTTAGCAAATGCTGAAGCAATTACTCTTTCTGGTCAGGTTTCTATCCGTTGGATTGAGAATAAGATGAACGGTTATCTAAATAACCTATTACAAACGGAGGGAGTCGATTATGTTATCGCATCCGATACCGACAGTATCTATCTTAACCTTGGACCTCTTGTTACTAAATTCTTTAGTAATCGGTCTAGTGATAAAGCAGCAATTGTTTCAATACTGGACAAGATCTGCCAAGAGAAATTGGAACCTTTTATTGAACATTCATATCAGGAACTGGCGACGTATGTTTCGGCATATGATCAAAAGATGAGTATGAAACGTGAGAACATTGCTGATAAGGGAATCTGGACAGCAAAGAAACGCTACATTCTAAATGTATGGGATAGTGAAGGGGTTCGCTATGCAGAACCAAAACTTAAAATGATGGGTATTGAGGCAGTTAAATCTTCAACTCCTGCACCATGCAGGACTAAGATTAAAGAAGCACTCAAGATTATCATGACTAAAACTGAAAGTGATCTTATCACATTTATCGATCAGTTCAAAGGTGACTTTTTCAAGATGCCACCAGAAGAGATTGCCTTCCCTCGTAGCGTCAACGGGTTGACAAAATGGAAAGACCCTGTTAAGCTGTACAAGAAGAGTTGTCCTATTCATGTACGAGGAGCACTTCTCTACAACTTTCAATTAAAGAAAAACAAACTTACACATAAGTATCCTCTTATTCAAGAGGGAGAAAAGATTAAATTTGTTTATCTACAAACTCCAAACATTGTGGGAGAGAATGTTATTTCATTCATTTCTAATTTCCCACAAGAAGTCAACATAAGTAAGAACGTAGATTACAAATTGCAATTTCAAAAATCATTCCTAGATCCGCTCAAGATTATTCTTGATGTTATTGGATGGAAGACAGAAAAAGAAGTTAACCTGGAGTTTCTATTCGCATGAGTATTTTTGACACACTTGCCAAAGAGGCAAAAAATGATTATGCCAAACTTGTTTCAGACGGTATCACAACTGGAGACGAGCAAAAATTTATTGGCACAGGATCTTACATCCTGAATGCACTTCTGAGTGGTAGTATTTACGGTGGTATTCCTGACAACCGAGTAACTGCTATTGCTGGTGAACAGGCAACTGGTAAAACTTTTTATGCAATTGGTATCGCTAAGAACTTTCTTGATACTAATCCTGATGGTGCAGTGTTCTATTTTGATAGTGAAGCCGCTGCTACGGGAGATCTCTTCAAGAACCGTGGACTCGACGCAGATCGAGTATGGCATTTCCCAGTAGATACTATTGAAGAGTTTCGTACTCAGATCATTCGTATCTTGGACAATCTCCTGAAGACCAAGGAGGAGGATCGTAAACCTCTCTTGATTGTGCTGGACTCCCTTGGTATGCTAGCATCGTCAAAGGAACTGGAGGATGCTCTTGCTGATAAGCAGGTTCGTGACATGACTAAGACCCAATCGATCAAGTCAGTGTTTAGAATCATTACCAGCAAACTGGGTAAACTGAAGGTGCCTATGATTGTTACTAACCACACCTACAAGACCATGAACATGTATGGTGATCAATCTGAAATGGGTGGTGGTAGCGGTCTTAAGTATGCTGCATCTACAATCATGTATCTTTCTAAATCTAAAGAGAAAGATGGCACTGACATTGTAGGTAACATCATTAAGGTCAAAGCAAACAAATCACGTTTCACTAAGGAGAACTCTCAAGTTGCAACTCGACTATTCTTCGATGCCCGTGGACTGGACAAGTATTACGGACTATTGGAACTGGGTGAAAAGTACGGAGTATTCGAGCGTAAGGGCAATCGTGTCGTTATTGGGGAATCCTCTGTTTATCCTTCTGTTATTCTTGCTGATCCCGAAAAATATTTCACCGATGAAGTAATGGAACAACTTGACTGGGCAGCAGGTCAAGAATTTAAATACGGCACTGAAACTAATTGATTATGAACTCACTTGAATTCACGATTTTAAAGAACCTTGTCAACAATGACGAGTATCGTCGTCAGGTATATCCATACTTGAAGAAAGCATACTTTGAAAATCATGAGGTTCAAATCCTGTATGGGTTGATCAGTGGATTCATTTCAAAGTATGAGAAGTGCCCTACTAAGGAATCTTTGCATATTGATCTGCAGAATACAAAGTCACTGACTGAAAGTGATTATCAAAATGTAACTACTCTTATCAACAAACTTGATGAAGAAAAGGTTGATTCGCAATGGTTGTTAGATTCCACTGAAGAGTGGTGTCGCAATCGTGCAATCTACCTTTCTTTGCTTGAGAGTATTAAGATTGCAGATGGCAATGATCAAGAGAAGGAGATGGGTGCCATTCCATCCATCCTTCAGGATGCTATTGCAGTATCATTTGATAACAGGATCGGTCACAACTATCTTGAAGATTTCTCAGAGAGATTTGATTCTTATACTAGAGTAGAATCAAAGATTCCTTTTGATCTTCAAATGTTTAATAAGATNACTAAAGGTGGGTTGCCAAACAAAACACTAAATATTGCACTTGCTGGTACTGGTGTCGGTAAGTCATTGTTTATGTGTCACGTTGCTGCAGCGGCATTGTTGCAGGGTAGGAACGTTCTTTACATCACATGTGAGATGGCAGAAGAAAAGATTGCAGAACGTATTGATGCTAATCTTTTGGGAGTTCCTATTCAAGATCTGTCTAGTTTGCCTAGACAGATGTTTGAAACCAAGGTAACTAATCTTAGTAAGAAAACAAATGGGAAACTTATCATTAAAGAGTATCCAACTGCTTCCGCACATGTGGGACATTTTAGGTCTCTTCTTAATGATCTGTCTCTTAAAAGGAGTTTTCGACCCGATATTATCTTTGTGGATTACCTTAATATATGTACCTCCCAAAGATTTAAAGCAAGTTTTGTCAACTCGTACACCCTCGTTAAGGGTATCGCTGAAGAGCTTCGTGGTCTCGCTGTTGAATATAATGTTCCAATTGTTTCAGCGACACAAACCACTCGCTCTGGTTATGGTAGCAGCGACGTTGATATCACTGATACTAGTGAATCCTTTGGTTTGCCTGCTACTGCTGATCTTATGTTTGCCCTTATTAGCACGGAGGAATCTGAGCAACTGGGGCAGATACTTGTAAAACAATTAAAGAATCGCTACAACGATCCTACTGTAAATAAAAGATTTGCAGTGGGTATTGACAGATCGAAGATGAGGTTGTATGATGTTGAGCAATCGGCACAAGACGACATCCTCGATACCAAATACGAGGAGTTTGAATACTCCGATCACAAAGACAACATTCTTTCCAAATTTAGTAAATTTTCTGATTTAAAGGTATGAGCAAAATCAATTTCGATCGTTATGAAGAGTTCGTTTCTGCAGTCACTTCTGATTGTTCAACGAACTTTGTTGACTTCGCTGATCGTATTGGCGAGTTGGATCGTGAAGGTGCCAATATTGAACGACTGCTCACTGCTGGCGTTGGTATTAATGCTGAAGGCGGTGAGTTTCTTGAGATCATTAAGAAGATGGTGTTCCAAGGTAAACCTTGGAACGACGACAATCGAGAACATCTCATTATTGAGTTGGGTGATATTATGTGGTACGTAGCACAAGCAACAATGGCACTTGGAGTTTCATTTGATGATGTGCTTGCCACTAATGTTAAGAAACTTGAGAAGCGTTATCCTGGTGGTTCCTTTGATGTATATCATTCAGAGAATCGAAAGGTAGGTGACCGATAAATAGAAGACAATGGTCTTCTAAGATATGAAGTACACGGGTACTCCTGAAGATGTATATCAGATCTTAACTAGTGGCATAAGTAAAGGTCGATATACATCAGTTGAGATGCTGGGAACAAAAGTTGTAAAGATTATTTTCAAAACAAAGCAAAGATTTTCCCTTCACGATTCTATTCAAGAATTTCTTAGTAACAATCGAATTCTTTCTAATAAGTATCAATTACGGAAAACTAGTGATCAAACTAATCTATTAGTTTTTTCTATTTTTCATGATCAAATACCTGAAGATAGAAAGTATCTTGAAACAAGAATCCTGGTTAAGCCAAAAAGTGGTAGAGAATGGTTGAGTGAGGGATTTTGGAATGAAGCATTACAATCTTTATACAACTGGAGAGATTTAAAAAATGCACCAGACAACCAAACTGAATATGAAATTTTAAAAGAATTTAATGAACAAATTGCTAATCTAGGTGAAGGTAAACCTGTAAACTTAGTAATAGGATCTGAAGAATACAAAGGAATTGTTGGAATGGTTGCTGGTCCAACGGGTCATAAATCTGACTTTATTGGAGTCAATGAAAATGGCAAACTTGTTTTCTTTATCTCTCATAAAGATGGATTTAATGCTACTGACTATCAACAGTACTCTGGTATTTCATCAAGATCTGGAGATTCAATTTACAATCATCCCGAAGTTCAAGCATTTAGAAAAGACATCTCAGAAAAAACAACAGAAGATTTCTATGACAAAATGTATTACAGAGAAATCAAAGATCTTGATTTGAAAAGACGTGCTGTGTTTGGTAAGTATTTTGATGATGGTCCTAGTGATTTAAGTTCTAACAATATTAATTATTTTGCTCAAGGAAGTTTACGTTTAACTTCTGTACAGAAACCAACTATAAATTCTAGAGCAAAGCTTAGAATGAGTTTCGCAACAATGTTAATTGCACGAGATGACATCGATATGTTATCCAATGAATATGAACCTTATCTTGGTGCTAGACAAGGTGAAGTTTATAGAACTATTGAGTATGAAACTGATGATGGGGGCAGTAAAGTCAACGGAGTTCGTGGTGGAATATTTGCCAAGGGATATATAGATAATAGGGCAAACGAACTAATTTAATGAAGTTTTCTAGTTTTAAGAATAAGGCGATGCAGACCTCGTACAGGCATGGAAACCTGTACGAGGTTGGTTCGTATGTACAGAATTCAGAAGGTGCTGTAGGAAAAGTACATCGCCGTGGTCCTAATTATGTTATTGCTATTACAGAAGAAGGTGAGATGTTTAGATCTTGGGTATCTGATATTAAAGAGTACAAACAGTGGAACGTTTCTGGATCTACAAAAAGTTCTGACCAGAGATTAGTTGGAACTGATGCATATCGAAAACTTACAAGTGACATGACTCCTGGTTCTGACTATGATATGTGGAAGAAACCTTCCGAAGTGAAGCAACGTATAAATAAAACTAAACCAGTTAAAGAAGAGACAATGAATACCACTGTAAAATTATCAGCGTGGATGCTTGGTTTGAATGTGACTGAGCAGCAAGAAATTGCTTCCAAAGTTGATAAAATTATTGTAGAGAATACTTCAGAAGAAGAGTTATGTGAAGCAATTGATGAACAGTTTGGTACTGATCGTATGAAGGATCTCGCTGCTGAGTACATTGAAATCCTTAGTGAAGTCAAGAAAGATGGGAAAGATGATAATGGATTCACTTCATGCTGGAAAGGTTATAAGAAGCAGGGAACCAAGATCAAAGGTGGTAAGGAAGTTAATAACTGTGTTAAAGCAGGATTCGAACCTGAAGGTGAAATGATTGAAGAGAAGAAAAAGAAACTTGATCCAGTTGGTAAGGAAGATGGAGACGTAGATAATGATGGAGACAAAGATGAATCAGATGCGTATCTGATGAAGAAGCGTGCAGCAGTATCTGCTGCAATTAAAGGTAAAACTAAGAAGGAAGAGTTCTCTTCATGGAGAGATGAACTTTCTGAAAAAGCAGGTAAGTATGTAGAAGTTAATCCTAAGATTGAAGATAATACTGATCCTGAAGGTACATTTGATAAGAACAAGAAACTTAAAGGTGCTAATAATATGAAAGAAGAGTGTGAATCTTGTGAAGAGGGAGAAGATTGTGGTTGTGAGAAATGCCTTGCAAAGAAAGCATCTAAGGTTAAGCGTGTTAAGTATCAAGATGGTGTTAATGAAGAAGTTAACAAGAAGAAAAAAGAAGATATTGTCAAGGGTATGAAGAAGAACATGGGGGATCTTAAGGCACGTTATGGAGATAAAGCAAAGGAAGTCATGTATGCTACTGCCACTAAGATGGCTAAGAAGTGATATATAATTTGTCCTTCATTGATAGATATCATGGTTTCATTTTTACTTCCACTGGCATATAAAATTGTAGATGCCGCAGTTGCTAAGATTCCAGACGATGCAGAACTTGGTGATAAACTCATCGATCTGTGTCTTCTGATTGTAGGTAAAGCAGTTAAACTGACCAAGACCACTGCAGACGACGAACTGTTTGCAAAGGTTGAAGCAGCAATTAGAACACGCGAAGATGCGTGATAACCTAAGGAGGGGTAACCCTCCTTTTTTTATAAATATGTTTAGAAAGTAATTTCATTTAATATTAGGAGTATACTCATGCCTCTCTGGGGAAAAACAGACGCTGACGAATCGAAACCAAAGTGGTTAGATCGTGTCAATAAGAATGGTCTTTTGGAGGACTGCTTTGCAACCGAGCAGGGTTGGGTTCTTCGTCATTACAAAGGTTATGACAAAGCAACTTCACGTTACTGGGATGAAGTTCTTGTAGCACTTGGCGGTCTTGGTGGCGACGGTGCATCTGACCTTCTTGCTGCTGGTGACATCACCGCAGTATTCTTTGAGCAGGAAGCACTCGCTCAGACCGATACTGGTACAGTTGTTGTTATCTACAACGAGCAAGTTGATGTAACTGGTTCACCTACTCTTGATGTAACTGGTAGTGTAACTGGTGCTATTACTGCAACTTATGCTCGTGGCACTGGAACAAACCGCCTTGAGTTTGATTTCACAGTTCCTTCTGCAACTGAGACCCTGAGCATTGCTGCTCAAACTATTAATCTTGCTGGTGGTACAATCTATGATAAGGGTACTACCGATGCTGCAGATCTGGCATTTGTCAGTGGTGATGTGATTGGTGCTGGTGGTTCGGGTACTGATCTTACTCTTTCGATTGCATGATAAATGAAGTTTGATGAGTTGAATGAGGATAACTACCTCTTCTTTGCCATTCAAAATTATGATAATCCTCAGGCAGTGACTAAGGAGGATTTTTATGATGACCTTAAACGGTTTAAATATTTGAAACGGTTACTTAAAACTTATATTAAAACTGGTAACCTCAAACTGCATTTAATTCTGAATCACATGATCGTAATTTATAATGTCTTTGGTGAAGCAGCAACTCCTCTGCTTTTCTTTAAAATATCGAATGAATACTGGTCAGTGTTGAAAAGTTTTATGATTTATTTGAATAGGTATCCAGAACTACACTCATCATTAGACGATATTCCAATAGATAAATATTGTATAGAGGAGTTATTTAAGTTATGAAAGTATATACTCTCAGGAACAATGGGATTTTATATACTGAAGAAGTTCCAACCAATACTGCCACCTCTGGTGCTATTGCTGGTCTTCCTCCAGATGAACCTCCTATGAGGAAAAGAAAGAAAAAGTTCAGGACCGATATTTTTCAGAGGATTAAAAACGCTAGATTAAAAGAACAAACAATGGAAGACCAACAAGTTATTTTAGAAAAAGACGACAACAGCAACTCAGAAGTGGGTGCTGCTATGCGCTTCATTCAGCAGAAGCGTAAACTTGCTAAGCGCCAAGAGCGTGAAAAGAGAGCACAGAATCGTAAGCAAGAGATTCAAACTCTTTCAAAAGCAAAGGCAAAGGACTATCAAAGGAAAGCAAGTGAGCGTCAAAAGAAAGTTGCTTCTGATGTTGCTAAGGCATCTGAAAGAAAGGATATGAAGAATTCTTTTGATTGGGAAGGTGCATTTACTGAACTGAATGAGCAGTTCGCAACTCTTTCTCAGGAGCAAAAAGAAAAGTTTTTGTATACTTGGTTGGAAATGTCGGAAGAGAACCAAGATAAGTTTACTGACATGATCCATGAAAACTTTGAGAGAGCAACCTCATTTGTAGAGATGCTCTGATGGCGTTTGGTCTTGGAAAGTTAAATACTCTACAAACTAAACTGGATATTTATGAGGATCTTTCCAAGGAAATGCTCTCTAAACTTGAGAGTGCAGTAAGTTCTATTCAAGAGAATACAAACAAAACTGCTATTATCCTTGAACGTCATGAGAATCGACTTGATGAAGGTGATAAAGCAAATACTGCTATTATGAAATTGATTGAAAGAGTAGAGCATAATCTTGAGGATCTTGAGAAGAAAGTTGATGAGATGCAGAAGTTTATGTGGATGGGTGCTGCTGGTCTAAGTACCCTTGTGCTAATTCTGCAACTGCTCCCTTCCATCGGTCTGTCCTTGACACCACAGAAAACATCTGCTATCATGAGCGAAACGCATTTCGTTCATGCTTCACGTTGACACCAAGTATATTTCCCTTCTTTCTACTCGGTTAGAGAAGTTTAAGAAGTCGGACAATACTTACAATTTCAGATGCCCCTATTGCGGCGATTCTAAGAAAAACAAGAATCGTGCAAGGGGGTATTTCTTTCCGAAGAAAGGATCGTATATTTTTAAGTGCCACAACTGTGGAGTGGGTAGAACTCTACCTAATTTTCTTAAAGATCACGATATTTCTTTGTATGATGAGTATGTACTTGAAACATATCGAGAGGGCGTTACTGGTAAAGGAAGTAAGATACCTTTGCCAGAATTTAAGTTTGATAAACCAAGTTTTAAAACCAACATATTTTCAGATTTACATCTGATTTCGGATCTAAATACAACACACCAAGCGAGAAAGTTCCTTGACCGTCGTAGGTTACCACCTGATCAATTCTACTATTGTCCAAAATTTAAGGAATGGACAAATAAACATAAGAAAGTATTCAGGGACACTAACTATGACGAGTCAAGGATCATCATTCCTTTGCGAGACAAGGATGGCGTTTTTGGATACCAAGGGAGAGCAATCTATTCAAACTCATCTCTTAGATATATCACAGTAATGCTTGACGAAGAAAAACAAAAGATATATGGATTAGATAAAGTCAACACTGAGGAACCAATTTATGTCACAGAAGGACCGTTCGACTCCCATTTCATTAGGAACTCTATTGCTATGTGTGGTAGCGATGTTGACCTCAGCTGTTTTGATTATCGATTTGTATACGTCTTCGACAACGAACCAAGAAACAGAGAAATCTGTGTTAAGATTGCTAAGACCATCCAAGCGGGTCATCCAGTAGTAATCTATCCAAAACAAATTAAAGAAAAAGATCTGAATGACATGATCCTTGCTGGACATGACGTTCAAAGTATGGTAGAATCCAATACCTACCATGGACTAGAAGCAAACCTTAAGTTTACCCAGTGGAAGCAAGTATGAGCAACGGCATTAAAGTTAAAAAAAGGAATGGAACTATCGAGAATTTGGATCTCGATAAGATGCATAAGATGGTAGACGCTGCATGTGATGGTCTTGCAGGTGTGTCTGCATCTCAAGTAGAAATCAATAGTGGTCTTCAATTTTATGATGGGATTACCACTGCAGAAATTCAAGAGATTCTTGTAAGGTCTGCATCTGATCTAGTGGATCTAGATCATCCTAATTATCAGTTTGTTGCTGCTCGTTTACTTTTGTTCGGACTTCGTAAGCAACTCTTTGGTGGACATTGGGAACACCCAGATTTCTATACTCAAATTATTCGTTGCATTGAGTGGGGTGTATATGATGCAGAAGTTCTTAACAACTACACGAAAGAAGAACTTGATACTATTGGTGAATGGATTGATCATGATCGTGACTTTATCTTCACTTACGCAGGTCTACGTCAGGTCGTTGATAAGTACCTCGTGCAAGATCGAAGCAGTGGTCAAGTATATGAATCACCACAGTTTATGTACATGATGATTGCAGTAACAATCTTTGCTAACTATAGTAAGGAAGTACGACTCTCTTATATTAGGAAGTATTACAATGCAATCTCAAAGCACAAAATCAACATTCCCACACCTATCATGGCGGGAGTGCGAACTCCACTTCGACAATTTGCTAGCTGTGTTCTTGTTGATGTTGATGACTCCCTCGATTCTATCTTTAGCTCTGATATGGCAATTGGCAAATACGTTGCACAAAGGGCGGGAATCGGTATCAACGCAGGTAGAATCCGTGGCATCAACAGTAAGATACGAGGTGGCGAGGTTCAGCACACGGGTGTTGTACCGTTCCTCAAGAAGTTTGAAGCGACTGTCAAATGCTGTACACAAAATGGCATTAGAGGTGGATCAGCTACGGTACACTTCCCAATCTGGCACCAAGAAATCCAAGACATTATAGTACTGAAGAATAATAAAGGCACTCAAGATAACCGAGTTCGTGGTCTTGATTATTCTATCCAACTTAGCAAACTATTCTATGAACGATTTATCCAAAATGGAGAGATCTCACTCTTCAGTCCACACGACGTTCCTGGTCTTTATGATGCTTTTGGCACTGATAGATTTGACGAGTTATATGTGGGTTATGAACGAGATTCACGAATTCCAAGAAAAACTGTTGGCGCTCAAGAACTCTTTCTGGATCTCCTGAAAGAAAGGGCAGAGACAGGTCGTATCTACATCATGAATATCGACCATTGCAATACCCATTCTTCCTTTAAAGATAAGGTGAGCATGTCTAATCTTTGTCAAGAGATTACTCTTCCTACAGATCCTATTCGTCATATCGATGATGCTGATGGTGAGATTGCTCTTTGCATTCTCTCTGCTATTAATGTAGGCAAGATTAATAAACTAGATGAGATGGAAGAACTTTGTGATCTTTCTGTTCGTGCTTTGGATGAGTTGATCGACTATCAGGATTATCCTGTGGCGGCAGCAGAACGTGCTACAAGGGCACGTAGATCGCTTGGAATAGGTTTTATTGGTCTTGCCCACTATTTGGCACGTCATGGTGAGCATTATGATGATCCTGCTGCTTTGAAACTGGTACATGAATTGACCGAAGCATTCCAGTATTTCCTACTGAAAGCATCTAATCAACTTGCTAAAGAGAAAGGTGCATGTGATGCATTCCAGCGTACTAAGTATGCTGATGGTATTCTTCCGATTGATACCTACAAAAAAGATGTAGACGAATTAGTAGCACCTACGTATTTCTATGATTGGGAAACTCTACGAACCGAAATTCAAACATCAGGTCTGCGACATAGCACGTTGTCCGCACAAATGCCTTCTGAGAGCAGTTCCGTTGTGTCAAATGCAACCAATGGAGTCGAGCCACCTAGAGGATACCTGTCCGTTAAAAAGAGCAAGAAGGGGGTTCTTAAACAGATTGTTCCACAGTACGGATCCCTCAAGAATAATTACACCCTTCTTTGGGATATGGAATCGAATGAAGGATACATTAAGATCTTGGCGGTAATGCAAAAGTTCTTTGATCAAGCAATCTCTGGCAACTGGAGTTACAATCCAGAAAATTATCCTGACAGACAGATCCCCATCTCAGTTTGGGCACAAGATCTTCTGACTACATACAAATACGGTTGGAAGACATCGTATTATCAGAACACCTACGACAGTAAGAACGATGAGGAACTAGAAGAAAAGCGTAGTAAATTAGAACAAATTCTTGCAGAACTAGAAAACACGGAGGAAGATTGTGAATCTTGTAAAATCTGAACCAAAGAAAAAGATCGAAGGTATGACGGTATTTAATACCAACAAAGTAGACACCAAAGCACAACCTATGTTCTTTGGTCAACCTCTAGGAGTTCAGAGATATGACGGGGCAAAGTATCCCGTGTTCGAGAAACTGACTCAGCAACAACTTGGATACTTCTGGAGACCTGAGGAGGTCTCCCTCCAGAAAGATCGTGGTGACTATCAAACACTTCGCCCAGAACAAAAGCATATCTTTAGTTCTAATCTGAAGTATCAGATCATGCT